ACTAGGACATATACAATTAAAGGCGATTGCAAATGAACAATTTAAATTTATCTGGATTAAAACTATCTTATGAAGGACAAAATGTAATTACGCCTTGGGACAGATTGAAAAAGTTTATTTTTCAGAGTTATCCAGTTGTTTCAGCACCAAAAATTAAAACTTTAGATTCTCTCTTAGAAGTAGCGTCTGAATATGCAGGAGAATCACCAATGATTTGGGTTGTTGATTCAGATGTTGGAAATGTTAGAGAAGACTTTCCTTGGCATTACAGAGTCGATGGTGTACATGCAAACTATATACATGAATTCCCAAGAGTAATTAAAAGAACTGGTACTCCAGTAGCATGGGGTGATGTAAGACTTGTCCCAACAGGCGGCAGAGTATCTGGAAAATTACAAAATAAAATTACAGCGACATACAGTAAAACTGACTTTGATGTTGTTATGATCAGTTTCCATGAAGCAGAAGCAGATGGAAATTACCAAAAGCTAAAAGAAATTTATCCTGATGCAATTCATGTAAAGAATGTTGAAGGTATCGGCGCAGCACACAAAAAAGCAGCTGAACAAGCATCTACACAAATGGTATATATCGTTGATGCAGATGCAGATATACTTCCAAATTTCAATTTTGATTATATTCCACCTATGTCTAAAAGAGACAATACCACCTATGTTTGGAGTGCAAGAAATCCAATTAATGACTTGGAATATGGATACGGTGGTGTTAAATTATTTCCACGTAAACAATTGTTGGAAATGGGACACGTATTGCCAGACTTTACAACCGGTGTAAGTTTTTATCAGCCAGTTAGTGATGTAAGTAATATTACAAGATTTAACAAAGACCCATTCCGTACATGGCGCAGTGCTTTCCGTGAGTGTGTAAAACTAGCTTCAGCAGTTAATCCCAACCAAAATCAAGCTGAAACAGACAACCGTTTGGAAACTTGGTGTACAGTGGATAATGGCGGACGATTTGGACGTTATTGTATCAAAGGTGCGCTGGAAGGCAAAGCATATGGATCTGCCAACCAAGGGGATGTAGACGCACTGAATAAAATCAATGATTTTGAATGGCTACGTGAACAGTTTGTAGAAAGTATGAAAAAGAAAATTATTGAATAAGTAAAAATTTATTGAAAACAGCAAAAACCATCTATGATTTTTCTTCGTAGATGGTTTTTACTTTCTGTATAATCTTTTTATTGTACAATTGTGCTTTAACGCCAGGGTGCAACGGCTCTGGCCAACTATTAATATTAACCCACGCAAAGCCATCGCTTTCAGTGTTTAAAATTGGTATAAATTCTTTTTTAACTAGTACAACAAATGTGTAATATACAAATTTATTATTTGGACTAGTAAAAGTGTTAAGTGGAAGTATCTTGTCGTAAGGAGGTATTCCTCCAATTTCTTCTTGTAATTCTCTAAGTAATGTTTCTACTGGTCTTTCCTGATTTTCAGATTTCCCACCAAAAAATCCCCAAGTACGTGGGTGACTAGTGTTGTTGCTTCTTTGTTGAAGCATCACCCGCCCAGTGTCTGTAGCTAAAAAAATACATCCTGTTGCATTAACTGTCAAAGTATCCACCCATGTTTTTCTTCTTCAGCATATACATGCTGGCTTTGGATTTTAATCATTTCATGGAAGTCTGATATTTTAAAATGCTTAATATGATTATTAATAGTCTGATACATTTCAAAATAAGGATTATTTGGTGCAGTATCTAAATAACGTTGCATATTATTAGGTTCATATCTCCAATAAAAATTACCTACCCGATCTAATAATTTTTTGTGATATTCTACAGGAAGTTCTGATTTTTCACATTTTGATATTTCTAAATTTTCAAATTTAACATCTATCTTGCTCTGATAATTTATATTCTCTATCCAATTATTGAATGCACTTCTTTTTTGACGAATTCCATAATCTGGATCTAAAAATTTATGTTTAGTTCTATATATTATAGCGGTTTTGATGTTCGGATATTCAATTTCAAGATGGGGTATTAATACCACAATCATTGACATATTAAACATATTAACTTCCACTCTAACGGTATCAGTGTTTTTAAGTCTTTCTTGAAGGTTATGTATTAGATGATATGGATCACCACATTTATTATTAAATAATTCATGCCAGCAATCGTGGCCACTGCAATCGGTCATAGATACAGGCGCCAGTAACCTGGTTTATATATACCTTCAAAACTATTGAACCATTCAGTGCCACTCCACTCTAGCTGATCACCAGTACTATTGTTTAGCATATATTGTTGAGTGCTATTGGATAAAGAATCAAACGATACTGTCCAAGCACTGCCGTTAAATTCAATAATGTCGTTAACATTGGCAACCAAGCCTGGCCAAACTGGTCCCTGTGGTATATTATCTGTAAGTAAATAACGTTGACCTTGACTGGCAGGAGGAACAACACCGTCACCTGGGTAATTTTTAGTAGGATCCAAAACTGCGTCAACTGCATTTACAGTATTTTGTGGAAGGGTATCAGTATCAATATCAACACTGATAATGTTGGGATTAGAAGTTTCTGACAGTTTACCAATAATATCATTATCTTTGTCACTTGGGTCATTACTTTTTCGTAATCTAATTTGGCTAATTCCTGGACGTAGTTCACCAAATTGGCTTAAATAATTTTTCCATTCTAATGGGTTACCATTCTCATCAGTTACTGATCCTTGTTTATTAAGTAATGACGCAGCGCCATCACTGTATTCTAATTTCATTTGATCAAAAGTAACAACTGTGTATTGTAATGTTTCTGTATTAAACGGCTTATCTTCTCTAAACAGATCCAAGTTAGCGTCATCCAAACTATACAATTCGTTTATGAGAGTGTGAATAAGTTTTTGTTGTTTGACTTTGGCAGGTGGGTTAACCCATATTGGCATAGTAAATGTTAATGTAGATACATCAATAATGTCGTCAATTGTGCTACCAATACTTCTACTACTCCAAATACTATTTGTCATTTCCACATAGCTTAAACTACTCCAATCAACAGCATTGTCGTTTGTTCTAATGTTAAGTGTTGGATTGAATAAAACCATAATTTGTTCTAATAGCTGTAGCTTTTGATCAGTGTTTGATGTCCAAATGTCACAATTCATAACAAGATTATATGGCACAGGCATATAGCGTTGAACTTCATATCTAGCACCGATGTCATTTTCATATGCACCAGTAACATCATTTTTCTTTTTTTCGAACACCTGAACCTTGTCAACATGTTCTTGGTGTATTCTTCTTTCTGGAGCCATATTTAAATCTGTAACATAACAACTAATGAGAGGAACAGTGTTTACAATGTTTTCACTGTTTTCACGAGTAATATGAGCAGCCATACGATTGATATCACCATAACGAACTGGCACTTTCTGAAATACAGGAAGCCTGTCATCATTAAATCCCATTTGTACATTGAAACCTCCAAACAGTCTAATAAACTGTTGGATATATCCTCTTAATTGCTTATCGTAAAAATATTGTCCCATTATTCAAAATCACTCTTTGGTTTAATAACTTTACTAAGTGCTTGGCGCTCAGGAAATTCTTGATTGTCCACAACAGTAGTATTGTTATTTTCTATAAACTGACTTGCGTTGTATGTTCTGTCGCTCCATGTATTTTCATTTTCCATGTCATACAGTCTTTGCCAACGACTACCACGAAATACAAATAATCTTTCTGGTTGGAAGTCATTACGTACAAAGTAATCCCCATCGTTTGGATTTGCTGGAAATTGATCACCAGCATCTAGTGTTTCACCATGTTGATATGAATCGTCTTCTTGATCTGTTCCAAATAAATGATCTATCAACGGCAATCCCAATGGATCAGCAATCTCAGCACTCTTTATAATTGATTCACTAATATTAATTTCAGTAGCATAGCTGCTTAAACTCTGCTTCAGGCTATCCGGATCGCTAGCAGTACCAAGTATATCTGCATACTCTTGTGTATCTGTAAGAGGTGCAACTTTAACACGCCAAATATGACTATACCAGGTCTGACTAAAACCTTCACTGCCACGGTTAGCATCTTGTACTACATAAAACTTATTAACTGCGTCTCTATCATGATTTAATAATAAATCATCACGCAAGTGCGGAAGCTCTAGTACATCACCAGGCATGAGTTTGCGTCCTAATTTTTCTACCATATCATTTGTGTGGAATGTAATAAACAGTGTATCATTTGTTAAAAATAAACCAAATTGGCTTAAATCAAAGTCATTATCACTTACATTGTATACACCACGTAAATCAAATACATCAGGGTCATACTTGCGATCACGGTTTTCCATGAATAACAAATCTTGTATTTTAGTTTCGTCAATATTGCCTGTTGGATTGGTTTCTTCCCCAAACAAGTGATCTTGTTCATATCCACTGCCATAGTTTGGCTCGCTTGGATCTGTGCTATCATTAACCGGTTTTGGTCCTAAGTATTTGTGTACATGTACTCCAACCCCGCCAATATCAAATTGCTCACGGATATTTCTATCCATGAATTTAAAATCATTTCCCTTGTATGGTTTGTATAAACTTAGTCTTGGCATATATCTTTCCTTATAATGTATTTAGCTAAATAGTAGTGTTGAGATAACTGTTGGTTATCAAATTTAGGAGTAGATTATTATGGATAAACGATTCATGATGTGGTGGTTAGTTGTTGTTATACAGGCGGTATTAGTTGGTATTGCAGTAAACTTTTCTGCTATTAGTTTTATTATTGAGAATGATATTACATATTTAAGTTTTTTAATTATTTCTTTGTTAGCAGTTGGCACTGTGATGATCGGATATATTACATATAAAAAAGAAAACAATTTTGAATACACGTGGTTTGTTGCAGAATCTGCAATGACAATTGGTATGATAGGGACAGTAATTGGATTTATGCTAATGCTAGGAAGTAGCTTTGCCAATATTGATCCAGGAAATATCGATAGTATGAGAAAAGTTATTGCTGATATGGCAGTTGGTATGAGTACAGCTCTATTAACAACATTAACTGGTTTGGTTGTTAGTTTAGCACTAAAAGTACAAATAATTGTCAGTGAGAGTGTAAAATGAAACACAATCGCAGAGGCGGCAGCAACCTAGCATTTAATGATTTGCTATTCAATGTTCTTATTGGGTTCGTTATGCTTTTTGTTATTGCGTTTCTATTAATTAACCCTATTGCAAAGGAAGGCGATATTCCAACAAAAGCTGAATTTTTAATAACAGCAGATTGGCCAGATGAGTCAGATGATGATATTGATTTATGGGTACAGTTAGCAGGATTTAATTCTGTTGGATTCAGCAATAAACAGCAAGCACCATTACACCTAGCTAGAGATGATCTTGGAACGTCAAATGACTCTATTAATATTGATGGTCAAACCTCAATACTAAAAATTAATACTGAAACTGTAACAATGCGTGGCTTGTGGACTGGTGACGTAAGAGTAGCAGTACATGGATATAGCATTAAACCGTTGCAAACTAGACCAACAGAGCTTCCAGTGCCAGTGGTCATTACTGTAACAAAAGTGAATCCATATCGAGTAATTTATAAGAAAACAGTTTATATTGAAAGAAATGGACAAGCAATTAACCTACCAGGATTCAGTATCGACAACGAAGGTAAAGTTACTAATATTTTCAAGTATGACGGAAAAGTTGTACCGAGAGTAACTAGACCTTAATTTAAATAAAGGAAAAAATATGTTATATATCGCCGCAGGGTTATTATTTTTGCTAGCATCAGTTAGTATCTATGCCCTAATCGTAAGTAAGAAAAATTACACTTTGTTGTTTTTTCTTACACCATTAATTCTTTCAAGCAGCATTTACACTGCGTATACAGTTTTCGCTCTTCAGGGAACACCGATAAATGGTATACCCAAGCACGAGATAGAAATATTATGGGTTGAAATGTCCAAACCTGATATCTTTTTCACAGCAAGGAATATAGATCCTGAAAACGATGATCCTCAGCCTAGATACTATCGTGTAGAATATAATGATAAAAATAAAAACGAAATGGGAAAAATACAGAAAAAAACAAAAGTTGGTATAAGTGTTAAAGGAAAACTTCAAGAAGGAAATGGCGGAGAAACAAAAGGAGAAGTTGAATTTGTTCCAATGCAATCAACAGCACAGCCACTTAAACCACAGTATCTTGAATCACAGGGTGTTGATACTGGAATTATACGTTCTATAACATCCCCTAATTAATACCACTAATAAC